CTACCCGACGTTCTCCCCCAGACTTGGAAGCCGACTCGATGTAGATATGATGCAAGCTTTTGTTCATGCTCATCAGATCCACCTCATAGTTTTTAACAAACAAGTATGGCATCACACGTCTTTCTTCTTCAAGCTAGAATACCACACTTGCGGTGGATTCTTAGCCCGTGACGTAACACGGTCGTGCAAGATCGCGTTAGGCCAGCAGTGGTGTCTATAACCACACAGGTTACATTCTTTAGGCAGTAGTTTGTTTCCAGTCTCTACAATCTCACCATCCTTCTTGTATGTTTCAGGCACCGCTTTGTAGGGCTTGAATGGCTTTACGTCTGGGTTGTTAAGAAACTTGATACGCTCTGCTGCATCCTTCAGGTATGCTTCTTTGTCATCTTGTGACCAGTCTGGAACCTCAACAATAGCTACCTGACCGTTAGATTTGTTCACGACAATCCACCCGCCAAACGGCATGTCGGTTGCTTCGGCATACAAGAATCCCTGCATAAGATAGCCAAAGGGGTCATCTTCCTTTAGCTTTTCATATCCGCCTAGTCCTGTAAACTTGTAATTGAATGCCCAATCACTGGCTGACTTGACATCCCAAACCTTTTCAACGCCCACCTCATCACGGATGATAACGTCAAGAGTTCCCTTTACAACCTCATCACCAATCTTCAATTCAACAGCACGTTGATAGTCAACGATGTCTACCCCCGCCTCTTTCATAATTAGCATGATGATGGATTCGGTCAGGTCACCGAACATGAACCTGAACAGGGTGTTGTATTCCATCTCTTCCTTGATGCCCTGCTTGTCCAACACCTGTTGGCAAAGAGGACGACCCAAGCCCGACATACGAATACGGTAACCACCACGTTCAGTTGTAAGTTGTTTAACTACAGAGTCGCTGCATTCTTTTTGAAAGGCAGCAAGAGTCTCAGGGGAGACAGTAGTTTCCCCCCTGAGAGCCTTAGTCATGTAGTCTTGTATTTTAAGCAGCGTTAGCATCTTCGAAGTCCGCCGCCAGATCGATGTCGTCATCGTCAGCAAGAAGCTTTACAGCCTCACGATGCTGATTCATAACGTTTTCATTGTGACCCTTTACAGTCTCTGCAAACAAGCCCATGAGTTCCTTGTCCTGATCTGTGATATCGACTTCTTTCTCCAATGCTGGTACAGGAGTCCAGAAAGTTACGCTACCATTTTTATGGCGGTGTGTAGTAAGGGAGATCTCACACTTCTGCATAAGCTTCTTCTGCTTAGACAAGCCGCCGATAAAGTCGCTGATGGGTTTGAAACCGGAACGCTTGAAGTATGCAACCACTGGCTGGTCTTCAATCTTCACGCTGGTTCCATCCGCTGTCTTGAAGTCACCAGATATCTTACCATAAAGAACCTGATTACAAACAACGGCACGAGAGTTTAGGTAGGCAATGTCGTCTTTTGGCAGACGATCTTCTTCTTCGCGGGTCAAGCGACCACACTTGTTGCCACCAGTTGTGTCTGGGAACATACCAGAAAGCGTCGGTTTCTGTACCGACTTAGATGAAAACGTACCGCTTTCCTGATCCCACACGCTGTACTCAAAGGTACGCAAGATAGGGCGGAATGTAACCTTTTCGGCGTAGATAAACCGACCATCTAAGTACATCTTCCAAGCACCACGAGGCAAGGTCTGACCATCTTCAGTCTCTGCATCGTAGTTAATATTAATGCGAGGCAAACCAACCTGACGGTTGCTATTACCGCCTTGACCGCTTGCTTCCATTAGGGCTTCAGCATCGTCGTTATTAAATGCTGAAACAATTGCGTCCATATCGTCAATATTCATTACGTCTGTCCCTGTATCCATGATAGATCATGCTCCTTTTTCTAGGGTTGTAGATAGATATTACAGTTCTATTTCTTCTGAGTCAAGCCAATTTTTGCCTATTTTTAATTCTATTCCGACAGGCATGTCATACTCGACACCATACCGATTAACTGTTTCTTCAGGTAAACTCTGCATAGCATAGGCTAATAGGTTGATGCAAGTTTCTTTTTCATCTGGGTGTACATCCAATACAATCGAATCGTGCACAGTGTTACAGATTACAGAATTTAATTTTCTTGATCGCATCATCTTATCTAGGCGAACAAGAGCGGCTGGCAACAAGTCGGCTGTTGCAAACCCTTGTACTGGGTAGTTACAGATAGCCGTACGATTTGTGGCTGTACCCCACTCAGTCCAACGTGCAGATGGAAAAGCGTACTGTCTGCCGCTGGGCAACGTAATTACTTTGGTTCGCACTGCCTCTTTCTGCAGTTCCTTGTGCCACTCAGTAACACCCTCGTACTTTTCCTTAAACGCACGGTAATAGCGTTGCTGATTTTCTGTACCACTGACACCACCATACAAAGGTTTAAACGTGTGCGCCTTTGCTTCTTGACGTGTGCATCCGATAACACTTGCAGTATAGCTGTGAACATCTGTACCATCCTTCACATCGATATAGGCTTGCCCGTCTTTAGAAAGGAAGCCAGCCACCCTGAACTCTAGTTGCGAGTAATCCCCCTCAAGTATAAAACCGCCCGTGAAGCGGCTCTCGACAACCTTCCGTATAGCGAAGGTACTTCCACGCGGCATATTCTGAAAGTTAGGATTTCTAGACGAAAGACGACCCGTCGCCGTAATACACTGCATGAATTCTGGATGGATGAAACTATTCGCGTCAACATTATTCTTCATTCCTTCTACAAAAGTTGACAGGTAGGTACGCAAAGCACTGTAGCGCACATAGGCTACAACAAACTCGTGGGCATCACCCGACAAGTCGGTTTGTCGGTTTTCTAAGGTAGCCTTGTCGGTTTTGAAACCAGCCGATGCCGTATCCATTGGGTCACGGGGTATTAGCTTGAATCCAGCTACTTCCCGTGTAGGTATGTAAAGAACACCAGCCCCGTCACACCGCCGACAGACACGCACGGCCTTTCCTATCGTGCCATCTTTCTTGCGTGGATGAAACCGACCCTCGCCCCTACACTCATCACACTGCTGACCCCGTGTCTTGTACACAACATCCGTCATGTTCTTTACGGCAGACTTGAACTCGCCGCGCTTCATCCGTGTACGCATCTTAGGCTTCATTGTGTTGCCGCGCATCTCATGTCCCAAGTTGAACACACGCGACCATGTCTTCTTATCTTTAACGCGCCGTGAATAGAGCAACACGCTTCTGTCATCGGGGCTAGACAGGTTGACAGGGGTGTCACCCATAGCATCCCGTGCGAGGCGTTCTAGGCGAACCTCAAGTTCATCCATTTCCTGTTGGTATTCCTGTCGGATATCTTCTAGGGTATCTAAGTTAATCTTCAAGCCATTCCGCTCCATACGAGCCAGAACGTCTGTCATCTCAAGCGACAGTCTCAAGGTTGGTAGCAAAGTCCGTTGCATTGTATAGTTCCTCAAAGGTAGTGCCAAAGGCTTCAAGCTGTTTAACTGCAATTTCTTCTGTAGCAAGTACGTCAGCTTTACCGTACTCTTCTACTATCTCCCACGGTATATCGTAGAAGGTCTTACCGCTTTTAAGATACGGCTCAACAAGGTCTTTCTCCTTGCGGGTAACGTCATACTTTTCTGCAAGAGCAGCAAGTCCAAGAGGCCAACGCTGGGCTTTCGATAAAATATATTCCGCCACCATCGTATCAAAGATATAACCGTCATAAACAAACCCACACTCCCGTATCCACGATAAATCAAACTTGATGTTTTGTCCCACAACTACATCGGCTTCGTCAAGTGCCTCTTGAAATAATTCTGGGGCAAAGTCGTGGGCTTGCCTGTCTGCGTGGTAATAGCAGTGGTAGTGTATGTATGGCGATGTTAGTCTCTTGTACCCTATGGATACGAGTCGGTTTCCAAAGTATGGCAGGGCAGTAGTGCCGCCGCTATCCTTGTGTATGTGGGTTGTTTCCACGTCAAAGGTCAGGATTCTCATTGTCTGCTTCCTTTTTGTTGTACAAAAACCTGCTTACAAAATCTTCTATTCCATTACTGCGGTAGTGCTTATTTGTGATGGCTTTATGTGCTGACCATCTTCCTGTTGTCCAATAATATGCGTAACATTTACCATCATCATTGTAAATGTAAATTAAAGAGCCACCAACTCTAGTCTCGTATTCTACATTCCTATCTTCTAAAAATTTTGTAACAAAGTCCAAGCTTTCGTTTGTATCTCTACGAAATATCTTTTCGCCTTTTGAATTGGTTCTAGCATATCTATATTCCATCAGTAGTATATCCCTCGTTCTATGTCGATCTGTCCATTGATCATACCGTGCCAACCATTCAGCTTATTCTTGGATATGCAAATATGACGTACAGTATTTTCTACCTCACTAGACCCTGTCTTGCCAATACCAATAATTATGTCAGCCTCACCCGCCTTACCCGTGCGTGAGTTGTCCAACATAGAATAGTCAATCC